CATCCCTGCCGGGCATGATTGCGGAGAATCAGGCATTTAGCTGGCGTTCACAAGCCGTCACATGCCTTCACACGGCAGGGGTCACAGGTTCGAACCCTGTGCCGCCCACCAAGTAAATCAAAGAGTTGCGGAAATTCCGGGCGGTGCAATCAGCCGCCCGGTGTAATTTACGGTGTAATCGACTGGGCTGACCGCCCTCCCCCGCCCAGGCTCACCTGGTCAGGTGGGCGGCCAGGGCGGGGCGGCGGTCAGATCTCAATCCTTGATCTCCTCCAGCACCAACTCCTCCGGAATATTCCCGTGCGAAGCCAGCCAGGTAGCAACATCGAATCCCGGGCAGGTCTTCAGCCACTCGTTCGGCTCGACGATGCCGTCGCCGTCCAGGTCAGGCGAGAGGTCGCGGTGGCCGAGGATCTTGGCCGTCGGGTAGCGGGTGCGCATCTTGGCCACCAGGCCGTCGAGGGCGCGCCACTGGGCGACCGTGTAGGCGTTGGTGCCGATCATGCAGATGCCGATCGAGCGGGCATTGTGGCCGCTGGCATGTGCGCCGACCTCGTCGAGGTGGCGGCCGGTGACTACCTGGCCGTCGGTGTAGACCACGAAGTGGTAGCCGATGGCCTTGTATTCCGGGTTGAAGCGCTCGCGCCAGGTTTCGCGGCGCTCGAAGCCGCGGTCGTCGTGCCAGCGGTCGATGTCCGGCGCGGTGGTCCAGCGCCCGTTCGGCGTGGCGCTGCAGTGGATGACGATGGTGTCGATGGTTCGCATGATCGGCTCAGACGGGATGATGCGGCGCAGCGTCGGGCTTCGGCTTGCAGGCGGCTGGCCAGCGGCGCTCGAAAACGAGCAGGAGCGTCGCGCCAGCGAGCAGCAGGACGACCAGCCAGCCAGGCCGCCAATCGCTGACGAGGATCTCCCGCGCGCAGCCGGAGCCGGCAATGAGGATCACCAGGTCAGCCAGCCAACGCGGCGGGAAGGTACGCCAGGTCATGCGCTGGAAGGCGCACTCGATCTTGACGACGGCGACCAGCAGGATGCACAGGAAGACGATTTGATCGGCGCTCATTTTTTGCCTCCGAGATCGCGGCCGACGCGGCGGATCAGCGCCGGCAGCAGCACGCGGTAGGCGAGCACGCCGAGGCCGAAACCGACCAGCAGACGTAGGGCAGCGATGTCCGACCCCCGCAGCAGTTCAGGGAAGGCGCGCGGGGCGATGTTCACGACGAGCGGCCCGCACAAGCCGGACACCATGATGGCGACCGCCACCGATTCCAGGCGCTGGCGCACGGGCATGGCTTCCATCACCAGGATGGAGGCAATTCCGCCGACAAGGCCGGCGATCACCAGATCCGGATGCACGCCGACAAGAAAACCGACAAGCGTGAATCCGGCTGTTGTGGCGGCGGTGGCCGTGGCGGCGGCGGTCGTAGGCTCGGCCATGATTACTCCCTGTTCGGCGCGTAGAGCACGAGGTTATCGTCCGGGTTGTCCGGGTTGCCACCCTGGCCGATGATGACGCCGGAGTGCCAGAGCGAGGCGCGGAAAGGCCACATGCCGTCCTCGATGCAGTGGTCGTGGAACTGCTGGTGCACCGTCTTCTCCCAGGTGCGGTAGTCGATCAGCCGCTCCTTCATCATCTGGCAGAAACAGTCGTGGATGAGAGAGGGCCGCATCGAGGAGTCGGTGTCCCAGGTCGGGCCGCTGGCGCCGTCCCAGGCGTAGCCCTTGAGGACGTAGAGCACGCCCGCCTCGGTCAGAACGAACCAGTCGTGCAGGATGTCGCGCCCCGGGCGCACCGGCGTGCGCACGACATAGTCGGCGACGAGCTGGTACTTGTAGCCCTTCTTGTAGGCGATCCGCCGCACCGACGCCATCGCATTGATGTCGGCGATCTGCGGCACGCCGATCATGCAGGTGGCGGTCATTGCGCGTACACCTTCCGCTCCCACCGATCCTTGCAGACCGTGCCCGCGCATGACTTCAGCGCGGCCGGCAGCCACTGGAGGTTGCGCACGGCGTCGCAGCCTCCGACGGCGAGGGGGATGACGTGGTCGATGGCCCAGCCCTTGCACGGGCCGGTGTGCTGGCCGGTGGCCGGGCAGGCGTAGAGGCGGCGGAATTCGACCAGCACGTCGGCGCGGCGGAGAATCTGCCATTTCGCGTCGCGGCGCGGCTCGCCGCAGTAGCGGGTCTCGGCGAGCGGGTCGGGCGCGGCGAAAGCCAGTCCGGGCAGGACGGCGAGGAAGATGATGGCGATCTTGACGGTCATAGCGAAGCAGCCAGCGTGAACAGATCGTCGAGCTGTTGCCCTGTCAGGCCGAGCGCTGCGGCCATAGTGGAGACGAATGGATGGTTGCGGTGAACTTCGCTTGAGAACTCCCATGTGATCTTCGTGGCGTCGTCGGCTGCCGCGACGGCAGCGTTGACATCATTGAGACGGCCGATTTGCAGCAGCGCCAGCCTAGCCTGGCGCATGGTGACAACGGTCGGGACATCAGAGGGTGGCGGAGAGTATGCGGGCAACTCTGGCGGCGCGGCATCGGGAAAGTCCGTGCGCGCAAAACCGAACCTCTCGATGATCGAGTTGTCCTCGATGGCGACCCAGGCTTGCGCTGCATCATCCTTCACAAGCCGCCAGAGCGTACCAGCCAGCATGGCCATGAAGGCGTCGTGCTGCGGCGTGCCGGCGATGGCATCGAGGTCTTTTCGGGTATTAATGACAGCGGACGCCATAGTGAGCCTCCAGGTGGTTGAACAGATTGCAGACATCGGCGTGCGCGGCATGCCCTTGCCAGGACGCCATGAAGCGGCCAAGGGATACCCGGTCGCCGTTTCTCAGGTAGCGCCTGATCTTGCGCTGGGCGCCGACAACCGAGCGCTTGCGCAGGAGCTTGTGGCGGGGCCAGATGCGGAAGCCGAGGAAGTTGATGCCGTGCGTTACCGGCGAGACCTGCCACTTGCTGATGCTCAAGCCGAGCCGCTGCGCACTGGCCTGCTCGATCTCGTCACGCCAGTGGCGCAGTTCGTAAGGGCTGGACGACAGGACCACGATGTCGTCCATGTAACGCGCCCAGTGACGCGCGCCCAGCTCGAAATGAATGAACCGGTCGATTACGCCGCCATAGACGTTTGCGAACAGCTGACTGGTCAGGCTGCCGATGGGCAGGCCGTGCCCTGTGCCCGGCACCATTGCCGTGATCGCGGCCAGCGTCTTCCTGCATTTGATCTTGCGGGCGATCATGCGGTGTAGCCGCGCCAGATCGACCGACGGGAAGAACCGGCTGTAGTCCGTTTTGAGGAAATGCGTGGCGCCGGTGCTGCGCAGCGCCGCCTGCACATGCCGCACGCCGGCATGCGTGCCCATGCCCGCCCTGCATGCGAACGTATAGGGCAGCAGGGTAGCGTCGAAGATGGGGCCGATGACATTCACCAGGGCGTGCTGGGCCAGCCTGTCCGTGAAGTCGAGCGCGGAAATCAGTCGCTGCTTCGGCTCGCGGACGGTGAATTGCCGATACTCGCCCTGCTCCCATGCGCCATCGAGCAGCTGCTCGCGGATGGCGCGCAGGTTTTTCTCGGCGTACTCCTTGAATTCCAGGTAGCCCCAGGTCTGGCGCTTCCCGCGCGCCGTCTTGACATAGGCGTCGCGCAGATTGTCCATGTCGGCAATCCGCTCGATCAGATGATCGCGGCGCTTAACCATGACGAAAGCTGGCCGCGCCGTTCGCCACAACACGGTGGCTACTAGGCGCTCTGCCAGACCCCCAAGGGTGTTTGCCGAAGCAGGACAACATGGCTGACCACATGGAAAAGGGCCGGCCTGCCGCGCCGTGGCGGCGGCAGAGCGGAGATGACGCCAAATCCTTGTCCTCACAGACGCCGCGCACCCCGATGTAGTCGTACGAGGTCGTCGGGGAGTTGTTCCAGGCCGACGCGCGCGAACCGGCGTCCGCCGCGTTGCCCCAGGAGCCCCCGAAGCGCACGGCGCTATTACCCATGTTGCCCCCTGCGTTTCAGCTTCGCGATCCAGGCCCCCAGCAAACACCCCACCTCGGCGATCAGCACTTGCGCTGTCTCGACCTGGTGCGGCGTGATGCTGCGAACCTGTCTGCTCACCAGAAACCGCAGCCAGAATCGCAGATGCGAAAGGCCCGCATCCGCGATGTAGAGGCGGGAAACCTGCCCGGACTTCCCGGCCTCCACGATTAGTTTCACCTGCTCCAGCAGGCATTCGATGAACATGGCCTTGGCCACGCCATGCTTGCGCGGAATGTTCTGCGCGATCGGATACAGATAGGCGATCACCGTTTCGTATTTCTCGACGATGTTCATCTGTTCGTAGCATTGCGCGGCTTCTTTCTCGGGCTCCATGCTCTATCGAATCATTCCGGCGGCTGTCGCCGCCTCAATCAAGAATCAGGTGGTCACAGACGCCGCGCACCCCGATGGAGCCGGACGAGGTCGCCGGGGAGTTGTTCCAGGCCGACGCGCGCGACCCGGCGTCCGCCGCGTTGCCCCAGGAGCCCCCGAACCACACGGCGTTTTCCATCTGGTAGGTCGAGCCACGCCCGCCGGTATTGGCAACCCATCCTGCCGCTGCCGCGCCGCCGCCGAATTCCCCGCCCCATATCCACATGCATCCAGTGGCCTGGATGACGCCCCACTTGGATGTGAACTCATTCCAGGTATTCGCGTAGCCTGTGCCATTGACACCCG